TGCATGTTATCGTTTTTCCTGTTAATATATAACCAGCATCAATACCACCAACCTCAATCGCTGCAGGAGATAACCCATCATAAATTCCAGTACTTGTACCACCAGTTGATACTGTACCCAATACAAGACAACCACCAACATATTTTAAAACATCTTCCGGTTGAGGATTGCAAGTATGAACAGGAATATACCCACCAAAGCCATCTGGAAGTTGAAATCCCCCTTGTTCAGCAATTTGAGTTGTTCCTGATAGCGTTAATGTTGTTCCGCTTAGTTGTTTAAATTGCTCATTATCTAAATTTGGTCTTGCGAAAAATGGCATATTTTCTTAATTTAATTCTTTCTATTTATTTTTCCAAACAGCTAACTTATAAGCCGTCCAGTTAATTACCTAAACCGAACTTTTCGGTTCGGTTTTATTTATAATAAATACAAAAGAATCAGATTAAAAACTGCCGAAAAATAAAAAACCCCGAAAGAATTTTCTTCGGGGTTTTAAGGTTCGTCAATATTGACGGACCTTTTCGGATATGAAAAAAGTAGATTTAAAGACTAAATTTTTCCTGTTTACGTGCCTTATTTCTAAGTTCGTTTACAGTTCTGAGAGCATTCGGGTCGAACCTTTCCCTTTTAACTACGCTTACAAGATGGTTGAATTCATTTTCAGTTATTACCTGACCAATGTATCCTTCTGTCTTGAGCATGTAACTCTTCGGTGCTTTGCTTACTGAAGAAGGGTTTCCCTCTGTATCAAGAGTAGCATCGAAAGTAAGTTCAAGAAGTTCCTGAATCTTTTCCTGAACGCTGTCAGTCATAGATTTCTTAGTTTTCTTCAATGCCCTTTCAAGCAAGTCAACAATGTTTTCCTGATGACTTTTCTTCAAGTCACTGTAAGTTTCAGTAAAGTTCTTCATTGAAGATTTGTTCTTCAACTCACTTATAATTGCAAGTGAACCATAACAGTCACGAATCATCAAGTCCCATACCTGTTCAGCGTAAGTGAATGAAGGGAATTTGTCAACTGCGACAATTTCACCATCAACAAGCACGATGATACCGATAAGGTTACGTGGACGTTCAAAGTGTGCAATAAACTGTTCAAGTTTCTTGTCATACTTTTCGAAGTAAACGTTCAAGTAATTTCCAGCGTTTGACTGTGTGTCCTGACCCAATTTCTGGATTGCAGGATAAATCCTGTGATATCCACTTGGCTGACCAACAGTATCAAACACCATTTCACGCATGGTTACTGGAAGCATACGGAATTCCTGAGTACCACGAAAGTAACCAGTCTGTCCACCCTGAACGCAACCTGCGTCATGATAAGTAACATTGGCAAACTTTTCCAAGTAACCAGCCTTTGTCATACCATGATTCTGAGCACTCTGCTTGGTCATAACAGCCATCTGTGTAGGAAGAATAACTTCCTTATCAGCTTTGTTGGCAAAGCTGATTTGACCATATGAACTGTTGCTTGACTGCAATGAACTCAAAGGATTTGCGAAACGTTCATCCAATGAATATTCCTTGTCAGTTGTAAGACATACAATCTGCATGTTCATGATTGACTGAACGATGATGTTACCATCCCTGTCTTTGACAGGACGGCAACCTTTAAGCAATTCTGTAAATTCTCTTTTATTCATGATATGAGTTATTAAGCGTTAATACTAATTTTTTTTGTCCTTTTAACAGGTGCTGCTTCGAGAGCCAATACCTGATTTTCAAGCCACCTTTTGGTGTCAATTTCAAGCAACCTTGCATTGATTTGAGGCTGAAGTGCAACCGGGTTGTTTATTGCCATTGTAACAACATTCTGACCGATTTTCCTTACATTTGCACCCATTTCTGCACTGGTGATTGGTGAAATCTGGAACATAGGAATGTCCCTTCCAGTTTCTGCCTTCCAGATTGAAATAACTTCGTTAGTCAATCCGTCATATGCATTTTCGTAACCATCAGTTAAGATGAAGATTGCATCATATGGTTTTGAAGGATTTTCAGCCTTCAAAAGCTGAACGAATGAACTTGCCAAGTCGGTAACTTCGCCATCAGTCTTTGTTGCCAAAGATGTCTGTGCTGATTTACCAAGAACTCTTGCAGTAAAGTCTGCAATTGCCTTTGGAGTGTTCTTTGATTCCACCTTGTTACCAGTCATTGAGTTACTGTCATCGACAATAATACCAATGTTCTGGTAGAAGAAACCAACAATCTTTTTCTTGTCTGCAAGTTTGTCGATTGCATTCTGTAATTCATCAGTCCAACCATTTTCATAGCCAGTCTTGTAAAGTGCCAAGAAATCAGTTGCTTTTTCAAGGTCAACAGTCTTTTCAACACCCAACTTTGCAGTTGATTTCGTCTGACGAACCTGCTGGTTGACAGAAGTAACCTGAACATTCTTTCTGATTAAAGCTTTTGTAGCTTCTTTCTGAATGTCGCTTGTCCACATAGTGTGATACTGTGGATGCTTTACGCTTGAAATCAAGCCAAGCAATACTTCTTCCGGTACATTCTTAATACCAGTAATGTCAGTTCTTGCCTTCTGATATTCACTCAAAAGAGGAAATTCAGATGCTTTGTAAGTAACACCAGCATCTTTCTTGAAGATGAAAAGTAACAACTTGAATGCTCTTACTGAGTCACCATTGAAGTACCTCAAAATGTGTTCGTTCACAATGTTAATTTCCTTTTCAGTACCAACCAAGTTAGCACCTTCAAGATTAACCTGCTTCTGAGCAATTGAAAGAAGTACAGAAGTCATTCTCTTACCATAAACGTGCCTCATTATTTCGGCAATCTTGTTACGGTATTTCATAACATAGAATTCAAGGTTTGACTGTCCCCAAAGGAAGCCAAGCATGATTTTCCTTGACCTTTCGTTGTTAACCTTTGATGCCTTCAAATCTACGAATAGACGAAGAACATATGGTAAACCGTTTTCTCCAAGGTTATTCAATGCGGTAAGAACTGCCTTATCTGATAATCCATTATCATACCAGTCAATTGGATTGACGATATTGCACGCTCCACCCTTTAACGTATTCTGAAATTCGTTTAAAAGAACTTCAGCTACGAATTTTCCGGTTGCTCCCTTTTGACTTGCTACAATCAACGGGAGTTCTTTTGAAAGTTTATACATACCCTTGATTTGGGTCTGGATAGCCTTCAATTGTTCATCTTTTCCGTGGTAGTAAGTAGCACTGCTCTTAGCACCAGAAGCCACAGTAAGACCATCAATTAATGACTGCTTAACTGCTGCGAGTGTTTTCTGTGTCAATACCAATTCTTTCATAGTTTTACCAATTTATTTACAGTTATTTAAAAATTTCACTTTGCAATTATACGAATATTTTTTAATTATGTTGCAAAATATCTCAAAAAAAATCAAAAAAAAAATGGGCGGGGTACAATACATTTCTGTACTGAGTCCCCACCCATTTACATTTTGGAATAAACTCTGCTTCTCGATTAAGGAGAAGAAGTGCGGTTGTATTGTCGGTAGTTTGTCTCCCCTCTCACATGGGGGAGATTACATATTTCAATTACTGTAAACACAGCCAGTTCTTCCATAAAAATTTATATTTTTTGAAAAAAATGCCACACAATTGTGACCAAAAAACCATTTTTAACCGTCAAATGTTAGGATTCCAAGTGGGGATTTGGATTAATATTACTTGATTTATCAAATTTGTCTGCAATCCGCACATCACTCCACTTGTATAATTTCGGGAATAATTTAAAAGTATTTGTTGTTTTTAATCAAAGTTTAAGAGACTTCTGACTTAACCGCTTGTCTAATTTTCAATTTTTGGCTGAAAATGATGGATTCGAACCACCGTATTACTGTAAACACTTTTCGTTTTCCCTAATATTTTAAAGAACTTTTATAAGTTTAGAAGAAATTCGTTGGTCTTGTTTCGTAGTTTTCTGATTTACTGTCAAATTTACTGTAAAAACCACCAGTTCTTCTTTATAATTTTGGAAGAATTTTGTTAGTATTGTCGCTCCCCTCTCAACGGGGAGCAGTAAGTTTTGCATTACTGTAAACACTATCAGTTCTTCACTTTGTAGCGGGAGAGGGATTTGAACCCCCGACCTCTTGGTTATGAGCCAAGCGAGATACCAGACTTCTACCATCCCGCAATGTGACCGCCTTATTATGAGAAGGCGGTGACTCTTTTTTGAAAAAGGATATTTTGTTTGTTATTTCTGTTTTAAACAATGGTGGAGTTGAACCACCAACATTTCGCTTGACGTGCAAACACTCTTACCAGTTGAGTTAATTGTATACTGTAATAACAACACAGTTTCCTTTTTTTGTGGGGAGAACAGGAGTCGAACCTGTAATTTGATTGTATTCAAAACAATTTGCTTTGCCTTTACTGTAAACACTACAAAGTTCTCTCTTTCGAGAGCAGTGAGATAGTATTTTCGTTTTTGATTTGCTATCTCCCCATTTTAAAAGTTTGTTCAAAGAACATTTTGTCACTAAGACGATGCAAACATAATGCATGTTTTTTTAATATGCAAGCATTTTTCAAAATATTTTCAAAAAAAATTAAAAAAATTTTCTTTGCACGTCTGGAAATATAAATACGATTATATTTTCAAAAAGTTGCAAATTTTTATAAAAAAATTATTTTTTAGTTATATCTCCTTGATGCAGAGCCTTTTTCCGCAACATTTCATGCACGCTTGGATGCGAATTTTGAGCATCCGGGTCAATTAATTCCACAATTTCCTTCGGTTTTTCTTCTGGAATTGGCACTTGAACTTTATTTTCCACCGTAGTTATGACCACTTCTGGCACTTCTGCAGGTACTTGTTTGAAATGAATTGGTATATCTTCAACTTTTACTTCTGGCTGGTTGACCACTTCATTTGTGGTACTTCCAGACTCTCCATTCCATTCAAAGGGTGCATTATTTTCAGATTCTCTAACCACTTCATTTGCAAAATTTACAATAGCATTTATTTCAGTTTGTGACAAATCAGTTCTTGTTGTACATATATGTATGTTTTCAATTTCATTTATTTTTACAGTATCATTTACAGTCTCACTTACAGCATCAGTTACAGCATCATCAATTATTAATAAGCCATCAGTATTGTTCTCTATTACAGGTTCTGCATTTGTTCTCAATAAATCGTTAAGTTCTGACGGACTATAATCCGTAATCTTTTTTACACCATCAGTTACACCATCATTTACTCCATCAATTACATCATCATCATTTACCTTTTTCAATGCTTCAGCTTCATATTGACTTATGTGACTATGTATCTCTAAATTAGTAGATGCTTTATTTGCGTTATTTTCAAGATTTTCAATATCCTTTTCATCATGATGTTTTGCATGTTTATTGACCTGCATGAATTTGTATCTATCGTCTTCGATACGAATTTCCATTGTATCATTATTAAATATGCAATCATTGAATGTTTGACCATCCTGTGCAAATCTGGCTTTAATAATCCTGATATTTGCAAGTTGTGCCTCTTTTTGTTCTTTTGTTTTGGCGACTGACATGAAAAAGTGCGCTTTCTGTATTCTTTTTATACTGCCACCAGTTTGGTGAGCCTCAACATATTCTGAATCAAAACCACTGCGGTTAGTTTGGATTGCAGTCCATGCTGGTATGTCAAAATCAGATGCCAATGCTTCAAATGATTTTATGACCTGAAGTTCAGCTTCATTTCTATCAGCAACCTTTTTGTGCGATTCAAGGCAATCAAGATAATCGAGTACAAGTAAATCGAATTTAATTCCATACTTTTTCTGATGTCTAATCATCCAATTTTTGATATCCATCATTGTAGTATTTTCCTGACTGAATCTTTTAATAAGCAAAACGCCTTTACCTTTCATTGATTCAGCCTTATCATTACAGATTTTCAGTGCTTTTCTATTTTCAGCTTCATCATCCATTTTACTTAATGGAACTTTTGACCATATAGCAAAATGTTTACGTTGAATTTGTTCAGTAGTATCCTCAAAAATAACTTGCAGTACATTTTTTTCCAATTCATATGCATTGTTTGCAATCTTAGTAAGCAATGTTGTTTTTCCAACCCCGGAAGGAGTAAGAACCACACCAATTTCACCTTTACCAAGACCACCACCAGTAAGTCCGTCAATAACGTCAACACCAGTTGGTAATGGTTGACGAAATTCTTTTCTCAGTGCTTTTTCAATATTATCAATTACTTCAGTTCCAGCATCTTCTTCATCACCAATATGTGATATTTTTATCAGTCTTTCATCAATATCTCCAAGTATATGTTTTTTTCTTATATCACCAGTCTTTGTTTTATCTATAATAAATTCAGCAAATTTTCTCCATTCTTGTTGTTTAATAAACGTTGTGGTTGACCTTCTAACAACATCACCATCATATTGAGTTTCTTTATTTAAAACTCTTTCGTTCCATAATTGAACTCTTTTGAGAACAGAATATAGCGATTCTTCCTCAATTAAATTATTGGGTGTTTTGTAAGTATTGATTGCCTGTTGAATACTCTGGTTTTGGAGATTAGGAACTTTTTCGTGTTCCTTATAATACTCAAGAATGATTATGAATAATCTCTTGAGATTCGGGTCATCAAAATATTCAACAGCTAAATTAGGTAAGTTTTTTTCGGCAAACTCTGGTTCAACGAGTAACTGCCACATTAATTTTTGCTGAAATTCCGGTCCGAGATATGCTGTAAAAGTATTTTCTGATGATTCTGCCATTATATATGTGTATTATAAAAGGGCAGTTGCTGGAAGAGAACAAATAATTATGAAAATGAATCCTAAAAACGCATATAAAACCAGCAACTGCCCAAAAAATTATTTAAAACTTAGTTTCGCCTAAGTTTTCGTAGCATTTCTTCTCTTTTTGCCGGAGAGAGTTCTCTGATTTGATTAATTGATAATCCCCTTTGATTAATCAAATCATAATCGTCCCACATATTACTAATGTCATTCCTTTTAATCTGGTTGAAGATTGTATTTGCTACTTCAACAACCGTGTCTATTAAATCAACAGACCAACGTGCAACCGGATTAAAACCGTCCACATAAAACAACCTTTCAACAATAGTTTTATCGTTTATGTAGAAACCAATTTTGCATTCAACTCCACGAATAACTTTTTCCTCAATCTGTTGAATAATTGGCTGTGGATTGTAACGCATACCCGTTCTCCACTCCTGCGGATATGTATTAATCATCTTTTGATGATACTGAAACAAGTCCATTGTTTCATCAAGTTCTGTCAGATAGTTTCTTTTTGAAAGTACTTTTTGAATTTTAGTTATTGTACGGGGCAATATTTCCCTGATATCGATTGATTATCTTGTAAATGGATTGAACTTATCCGCATCGAAGACTTTTTCTCCTAACAAAACATTACCCTGATACAGTGAAAACCTAAACTCATTATTAAATTCTTTCTCGCTCATATTATTTTTTTTAAATGGTTAATACTATTGATACAAATATAGACCGAATCTTTGAAAAGTGAAAGACTTTTTCACAAAGTCTGTGAATTTTTTTTAATATACTCTTTAAGTAGCTGTCTTTCATTGGCGATGACAGTATAAAAGGGTTCTATGTAATTAGGATATGTGCTACCATATACCGATAAAAACTCATCTTCCTTTACCATCCAGTCATATAATTTCTCCCCTCTCTTCTCATTTTTCTCTTCGTCATAGTCAGACAATGGCATTTCCAATTGTTCTAATTCATCAACGGCTGCTTCAGTAAGCATCGGTTTGCTTAGATTTACTAATTGAAAATTCATTTTTAATCTTTCAACTCCATTTAACAAATTCTCAAAAACCTTTAATGGTTTTTCTTTGTTCAACATTCTTTCTTTATTGATTTCATCTGCTCTTTGACATATTTCCCGTACTGTCATATGCTTATATGTCATTTCGGGAAAATATTTCAATAAGGTATCTTCACCCATACCTTTAATTCCTTTGATATTATCGGCAGTGTCACCACAAATAATTTTCATCACTAATGCATTTGAATAATGATGATTGAAATGCATTAAATAGCTTGCCTTTGTTACTGGCTGGTCGATATTGGGAAATATGATTGTTATGTTTAAATCCAAAAGTTGTGCAAAATCCCTATCGTTTGAATATAAAAAAATTTCTTCCTTATTATTATATTGTTGACAATATGCAGCAACTATATCATCTGCTTCAACATCGTCAACTTCAATTTGTCTTAAATATAACTGTTCAGCATATGCTTGAATACGCTTCCTTTGTTTCATAATGGATTCTTCTTTTGCTGTTTCCCTACGGATTTCCGCAGCAGTCATTTCAATTTTTTTATGCCATTCTTTAGTTTTGCGATTGGCTTTATAGTCTCTATCGATTCGATGACGCATAATTCCACCGCCTTCCCCATCCCAAACGAGCACAACTTTATTAATCATATGCTCCTTGATTAACTTACGAACGGTTGTTAAAAAAGAATAAAGTCCACCTATATGTCCAAATTTAGACGTATAGGTGTCCTTTGCTCCGTGAAATGACCTTTTCAACAGATAAGAAGAATCCACTAAGAGAGTTCTGGTTTTCATTATTCTTCCTCAAGACCTGTTCCCATAATTTCATCTCTAAATGAAATATTACCGTCAGCATCCATCGGTTTGGATTTGAAATCTAAATCATCTGCCGTTAACGTATCATCATCGAAACGATTACGGAAATATAGTATGTTCTTTTTCTTGTATTCATCAATACTGGCTTTATCGCCATATACGAATCCATGTGGTGTTGACATTATTTTACCTTCCAGTGAAATTCCACCCCATTCTCCATCAACATGGTTTTTAGCAATATTGACTTTATTACTGAATCCGAAGTTAAGGTCACGACCTTTACTTGTTGCAGTTTCTCTTGCAGTTCCGTGTGTAATTATACCACCAAAATGATAAATAA